GTGCCATCGTTTGCCCCAGTTGCATCTGGATTAAAATAATAAATTGCCATTATGGTCTAGCCTCCATAGTTATTTTATTTAGTATCAATTTCATTACGGTCTAGCCTCCATTGTCACTAACATTGTAAAGTTGGTATGATTTCCTGCGTTACTCACTACATCCACTACCAAATAATTAGCAGCATTGTCCGAACCAACTTCATAGGATTCCAATAAACCAGTGCCGATACTCCCTTCACTAACAGCAGTGTGATATTCCCCACCCAACGGGATTGCAACTGTTTCTACTGTTCCCTGTATTGTTGGAGATGCTGATTCTAGGCCCGTGCGTATGAATTTGAGTGCAACAGAAAGCGAATCACCAGACCCAGCAGGCGAAACATCGTGTGAACGAAGTTCGATGGACACCACATCCATTTTTGGCAGTGGAACAGCATATAATCCCTTATAACGAATACCCGTTGCAAGAGGAATATCTGAATCTACTATAAATGTTGCAGTAGTTCTGAATGGGCTAAATTCAAGATCACCGTCATTGTCAATCATCAGGACATCACCAGTTGCGCCACCCGCACCGACTGGGAAAGCATAATATCCACCTACATTTAGTGCAGTGGCAGTGATGGCTGCGTCTACTTGATTGGCAATTACTTTACCACCAAAAGTTGCACCGCCACCAGATGATATTCCCGCAAATTCAACTACCAAACTAGAAGTAGTAACACCACCGGATGTTATACCATTCCAATGTGAAACATAATTACCGACCGGTCCAGCCACACCTTGTGGACCAGTCGCACCGGTGGACCCTTTTTCTCCTGTTGCTCCTGTTGCTCCTATTGAACCTGTTGGTCCTGCCGCACCATCCACAGAACTAGACGATAGTCCAGACATAATTTTTAATTGATTACCAGATTTTTGAAGAGAAATATTGCTATCTTTTGTTCCAATTTTTAATTCAGAAACAACAACTTCTGTTCCATCAGACTTAATTTCTGCATCCCCCACGTGGATGGTTCCGGAACCCACATAAAGGTCTTTCCATTTATTATCGTCACTTCCCAGAGTTCTAGTTTCATCTCCATCAGGAATTATATCAGAGTCAACTGACAATAAATTATTATCTTGTAATTTCCAAAATATATCACCTGAACTCCAAGACGATTCACTGCCTCTTCCAGAATATTGGGTTTTTGTCCATCCCCCATCAGATGAACCATTCCATCCTCTAGCAATAGGAAATCTTGCTTTGTGGTAGGCATCAGATGAATTGTAGTTAACAACATTCCACCATGTTTCCCCATCAACAGATGGAGGAGATTGATCATGGCCTCCCGAAGAATGATTATTTCCCGCTATCCAATAACTTTGTCCCGCAGGCTGGTCTTGAAGGAGTTCATCATTTTCAAGTATAATAGAATTGAAACTAATTGAATCTAATGTATCAGCAAAAAGTTGTTCACAATATACACTTTTCCATTTATTGTTTAATGAACCCAGATCGTATGTTCCACCCTCTGATGGTTTTATTGTTTGATCAACCGCGTAGAGATTATCATTGATAACTTTCCACTGCATTGCATACTGTGGATCAGTTTGGTAGTGATTAACTACACCAGCATATTTTGCTTTTGTCCAACCGGGGACCGGATCTAGTGAAGAACCACTGCCCCCTCCCCAGTTCCAACCATATGCGACTGGAAATCTTGGGGCTGTGTTTCCAGAAGAAGAATAGTTAATAACTCCCCACCATTCTTCTTCATATATGCTTTCTGGTGATTGCGTATGACCAAAAGAACTTCCCGAATTATTTTTTCCCGCTATCCAGTAAAATCTATTGCCCGGTTGATCTTGGAGGAGTTCATAATCTTCTAATATAGTTCCAACTGTGTTAACATAATCATTAAATGATATATCCCCAGTTTCTCCATTCCAAGTATTAACTATGTCAAAAAAAGGTTCACCACTGTATACACTATCAGATACAACACCGGTTATTCCGTGTGTATTTACTGTTTTCCTTATTTGCACCTGTGGAGGAATACCAACTTCTTTTGGTGCAGGGGCAAGAAGGGGAATTATTTCGTCTTTATATTTGTCCAACAGCATTTGTTCTGCTGGGTTAATTTGTCTAGACGATGTGGGTTTAAACAGTATAGATTCACCATCAGTATATAAACTGATACCATCTAAAGTCAGACTCCGAACAATTTCCAAAGCCATGTTTGTTAATGGATTATCCGGTATTAAACCACTCGCTTCTTTGCAAGTGATACAAGGTTTTTTATTTTTATTAGCCATATTAATTAATAAGCACTACAGGTGCTCTGATAATGCATGCTCCCGGATTTAAAATGAGACTAGACGCACCAGATGTCAGTTTGATTGTTGTTAAAGAACTAACTTCGAAACACCCACCAATAACTTGATATTTTACACTGCCAATACATTTGAAATTGGTAGAACCTCTAACAAAAACATTGCATCCACTATCAAGAGATACATTGCATGCACCTTTAATATGCACATTGTCTTCTCCTGCAACAATGGTATAGTGTTTTCCAACAATTTTTTCTACTTTTGTACCATCAGGATGAACTTCATCAAAAGTACCCGATTTATGATAGTTATGTAACCGTTCAGCACCGGGAGTGTTATCCACTTCAATAATATGTCCAGCTTCTGACTCGTGTACTTTATTAAATGGATATTTTGCTGCAAAAGGCGTTGGTGGCTCTTGTTTTGCTCCAAAACCCATACCACCGGGTATTGCTGAAGAGTCTAAGGATGCTTTCTTTTTTTCAACAACAGTCCCTTTAGCCTGACCTCTGGCAAGTTTATTTGTATCTTGCTCTCCGGGAGTTGTTGGATAAACACCACGGGGGTCATTAAAGCCTTTTCTGGGGTCTGCCTTATCTGATGGCATGCCACCAACTGTTCCTAGCATCACGGGTTCTTGACAATCATCACCATCTCTGAAAAAACCAACTACCCAAGTACCCTCTACTGGTCCCGTGGGGGTATCTCCCTTGCCGCTTATCGAGGCTGATGTGATTGGGGAGATTGGATATGCCCATGGAAGATCCTGTGTGGGGAGGATCTGCTTATTATCTGTGTGAAAACCAACGCATCGCACTCTACACCGACCTAGCTGCAACGGGTCAAATCTATCTTCAACAACCCCAAAAAACCAAATAGGAACCATCATCAGAATAACCCCTTAAAAAAATCCATTATACCAAAAACACCGGAACCCACTGGTTTTTCTCCCTCTCTACCATCAAATGTGGTTTTATCTGAGAATCTTACTGGAGATGATCCACGAGATAGCTGAACCACATTTTTATATATGGGTTTTGTTCCCAAGTCTATCATATGCCTAATGGCAGTTACCAAATATTTACCACTTGAGTATTCATCCATCCTGTTAGTATTTTCTTTATATAGGGGTTCTGCCTTTGGTAAGTCAAGATAAACAGGTGTACCAACGGTTAGTATTGAATTACCCGGAACCACTATCTCAATTTTATTAATATCATACTCTGCTAGGGACACCCCTCTATACTGCAAATATGATTCAAAATTTTGAGATCCGGGTGACCCGGTAAATAACCCTGATTGCCTATTTTTAACGATCAACTTAGTATCTTCTGAAGATGCATATTTGTTTATTCTAGCAGGTAAAGTAGGAAATGATTCTATATGATTCAACTTAAAAAAGTCAACATAATAATTGAACTTGTTTTCTTTTATACTTTTTAGTGTTATATCATGCACCAATAATTTCGATTCATACATTCCATCGGACATTTCACTTAAACGATTGAACGATTTTGTAAAGTTAATTTCTTCTATATTGTATATTTTTGATATTAAATTGGGTGTGCTCGTCGGGTTAGCAGATACAGGTGTTTCTGTTGAAAGGATATATTTAAAATGAGATTCTTGTGATGCCATTTTATCTAAAGACGAAAATACAAATGATGCTGCATTTTCAAAAAACAAATAATTATATGATCCGGGAGAACTTTCACCAGAAATCGACTTAGCAGCCAACCACTGAATTGTTTCTATCGGATTTTTATTAGGAACACAATATGTTATCTGGTTTATAGTAGGCTCTATTGCAACTGGTTTTTCACTATACAAATAATTAGTAAAAATATTTGATACGATTGAACCTATATTTCCTCTGAATGTCTGACTAATCCTGGATGCCTTATTTAATCTTGCTTGAGATGATATAAGATCAAGTTTAACCAGTTCAGACTTTCCACTATTTGATTTTGTTCGTTCTAAAATCCCCACCACATCTAGTTTATACGTTGTTGGTGCAAGTCCCATACCGGGTGTAACAAATTTGATTTTAATTGTTTCTTGTCCAACTATAGGAAAGTTATTAATCAACCCTTGACCATCAGTAAATGATAATTCTGCTCTAACACAGGTAGATGTAACATCTTCATATATGCTTATGTGTTTTACCTGATCCATTATTGATAAATCACCACCCGTGTCAGAAGTCATTAAAACATCAAATACAAAAATATCATTTAATTTTTCATATAAATCTTCTCTACTGGACATCTTTTAATAAATTCTCATATATTTGTGCCACCGCTGGGACGGCTGAGGGATTTAAAACTCTGATACTTCCTGACTTTCTATTTTCCCTGTCTTCGTGTTGTGAGTTGGTAATTGTGTATATTGATGATCCGCTAACAACATATTGATGCAAAATTGTAGAACCAAATGTAGCGGAAGTGGTTTTATAGCTTCCAGTGCCACCTGTTTGACCAACAACAACTTGCATATGGTTTGCTTGAATAGGAGATCCGTATGGATTTAATTTTTCTCCGTTCAACCCCTCAAAATGATGAACTGAGTTATAATCATTTTCTACAATTTTTGATATGTAAGCACGACCATTATTGTAACCGGTGGCACCAGAATTAAGATGTTCTCCGAGAAGACCATAACTGGCAGTTGCACCAATGTTATCACCAGCAGAAAAATCGGCAACAGATCCTGTGATGCCGTATACTACTAGTTTTAATAATACAGGATCCCAGCTTTGTACAATAGCCTCGCTATTTCCGTCTGGGTTGATGCCATCAGCCGATGTGAATACTTTGTCTGTTTTATTAAAATGTTTAGTAGAGGGTGTTATCCCCGTTCCACCTTCTAGCAAAAATAATGCTGTACCGGGATATTTGTACTTATAATAATTTTCTAGATTTGTTTGTTCCAAAGACCAGTCTGTATACTGATTAAATTTTTTATTAAATAAAAGTATTAACCAGTACAAATGTTGAGAACCATATAATTTTTCTGCTATAATTTCCGGTGTATCGCCATTCTGAATTTGATAAAGAGAAAAATTTCCGGGATTCAATAAATTGCTATCGCTAAAAGCAACTCGTTTCATCAAATCGACTGCTTCGATTAAATGACTACCTTCTTTGTCCATTGGATATTTAATATTAGTAAATGGCTTAAAATATTGCATAGGTTATTACATCCCCAATTCTGATACGTGATTTCTGGCAATGGCCTCTAATTCTGTCAGAGTTATTGTTACATCAGCCATGGTAGGTATTCCACCTTCAAAAATGGTATTGTCTTCGGGTTGGTACGTGACATTAACACTGGTTATTGCACACCTTCCCAATTTTGGTAAAACCGAATTTTCAATCATCCATTCGGTGCCCGCGCCCTGCTCGCTGCCTGATGCATGATAGTCCAAAAAGGTCACTTGTACTTCTGAAGGTACGGACAAAAATGACATGGAGGGATTAATTTCGGGCAAAGAATGAAATCTTAGAAGTTTAATTGCTTGAACCATTGCAATTGCTTCTTTTTTGCTTTTTGGTTTGAAATTAAAAACAAAATCGAAAGATCTTATTTCTGTTCCAGAAAACATCATTTCTTTTCTTGGATTTTTAATTGTTCCAGTTAGTGCATTAATGCCAGCACCAACATTGAGCTCAAGTCCGGCGAGGGAGCTTGCTGCATCATCAACAAATCCTGCTACTGATTTTGCTATTCCGGGTATGAGAGTACCCGTCCCAGACATAAGATTCCTTAATGTTCCCATATCGTAATCTTGATAGTTTGTTGCTTGATTTATTGCCATTCCTTGAGGCATATAAAGAGTCAATTTATCAAGGGATTTTTCTTTGGCGACACTAAGGCGGGTGTCTTTTGTAAGTTCTCCCTGAGAAACTTCTTTTTCTGGTCCTTCCATTTGTTCGTTTAACATACCAAGAATTGCTGAAGTTTTGTTTGCAATAGCCTCGCCGATGCCCATCGACGCATCGCTACCACCTGTGCTGCCTGATTTTGCCGGACTCTTCAGCGTGTCCATTATATCAGCACCCATGCTTGTTACATTTTCAAAAGCAGAGATCGCTCCGTGTGCAGCCTTTTCAACAAATTCAGAAACTTGTTCCACTGTGGGTGCTTTTTTATAATAAAATTCAAAGAAAACGGCTTGTGTGCATTCGGGGTCTGTGCCGCAAGATTCTGGGTATACGACATATGTTGGTTCATTTCCATTTAAATTGTTGAGTTGCCCACTCTCAGAAAATGCATCAAATACCAGTGAGTTTGTCACGTTTGCTGCTGCGCGTACAGCCTGATCTCCCAATGATTCGTCGGTTACTTGCTGACCGTCTGCACCGGCATTTACTGTCATCATACCACCGCCGCCGTCTTGCCCGCTGAAATAAGTACCGTCACCTCGCTGCAATACTGTGGATCCTTCGGTGACAGGAACAGTGACATTGGATACAAAATTGTCGGGGTCGTGGGGGTCTGTTGAAAGAGCCACATCAGCCGAGTCATTCCCCAGAGCATCATCTATTCGGCTTGTGTTTGCACCGGGTACGGTTCTACCGACCTCGCCCGCTGTGTTTTGGGGATTTTTTTTATTTTGATTATGTGTTTTAGCCAGTATTCTGCTGTCGTATGCACCTCGGACGGTGGTGGCACCGACACCGCTTTTATAGTCAGATGCTTGACTAACAATTTTGTCGCCATTTGCAGTAATATATGGATTTCCCTTTCCGTGACTTCTAAGAAAATCCACAGTAAGGTCGCTTGGATTTATCCCAACATCATACCACGATACGAACTTTCCGGTTGATAGGTTAGCGGCCATATACTTTTCCTCCTACTATAAATATTTATAAGGATTTTTACATATGGCGTACAAGGGAAAATTTTCTCCAAAAAATTTTGATAAATACGTTGGGGATCCAACAAAAATCACCTATAGATCTTTATGGGAAAGAAGATTTATGGTATTTTGTGATGAAAATAAATCGATACTCAAATGGGGATCAGAAGAAGTAGTGATTCCTTATATATCGCCGATAGACAATCGATATCATAGGTATTTTGTTGATTTTATTATTGAATACAAAACAAAAGATGGACACAAAAAAATAGATTTAATTGAAATCAAACCAAAAGCACAATCTGTACCACCAAAGAAAAAAGATCGAGTCACACAAAGATATTTGAGAGAAGTTAAACGGTGGGGAGTGAATCAGGCTAAATGGAAAGCAGCAACAGAAACTGCAGAAAATCGCGGATGGGGATTTAAGGTTTTAACCGAAAAGGAGCTATTCAAAAATGGCAAGTAAGAATATCATTGCGGATATTTTAGAAAAAGCCGAAGATGAAAAATTTGCAGATGATTTTAAACCAATGGCTCTAAGGTGGTTTAAAAGGTATATTACGTCTAATTATAAGGTTGTACAAAGACGAACTATACGGGAAATGACAGAGACAAGAGAAGTGATTCGACCCAAGCGGGGTGGATTATATACATTCAGATATGTTCCTAAGGGCAAAAAAACCTTGCCGTATTGGGATCAATGGCCACTTGTTATGCCCTTCAGAAGAGTATCTGGCGGCAAAATTCATGCATTTAACTGGCATTATCTACCCCCAAAAGAGCGAATAATAACTCTTTTTAGATTATCAAAAAGATTTATAGAGATGGAAGGAGAAATAGGTGATGAGGCTGCAGCCGTAGAAGAGGCTGCAGGTCAATACTATGATTTAAACACTCTCGATCTCAGATATGACTATACTAAAAGAGGGGGTTTAACGAAATTAAGAAGGTGTGTTAGAACTTACATCATCAGTAATATATCAGCAAAACTTATTGAATTTCCAACACAAACATGGCCAGTGGTTTGTTTTCTTCCAATTGCACAATGGAGAGGACCAGAAAGAGATAAAAGAAAAATATGGAAAGATGCCGCAAGAAGATCAAAATACTAGTATAAATAATACTAAATAAACCGGAGGTTTTATGCCAGGCGTAACAGAATTAGTTTCAAGAATCCAAAAATACGGTAATCTTCCTGCAAATAACTGGAAGATCACCTTTGGTAAAGTCATGACAGATGAAGCAATGAAGGGAATGTATATCACCGGCAATGTTGCTATGCCCGATGGTAATTCTAGAGAAACATACTATGATAGAATGTCTCTCTCATGTGATTCAGTTCAGGTTCCGGGTAGATCCATCGGAAATATTGTAGATGGTGCTATGGGTGTTGCTGCAGATCAACCATACAATAAAATGTATGAGGGTGATTTGACCTGTATCATGATTATTGGTCGCGAAGCCTATGAGAGAACAATTTTTGAAAGTTGGATGGATCAGATGTCACATCCCAGATCAGGAATATTAAGCTATTATAATGACTGTGTTTGTGATGCTGAATTAACATTATTTGACAAACAAAACCTTCCAAGATACAAGGTTGTATTTAAAGAAGTATATCCAAAAATGGTTGCTCCTATTCAGTTGAGCAATGAAACACCGGAAGTTATTAGGCAACAAATTGATTTTGCATATAGACTGTATAGACCCGTTGATTTAAATGCAACAACGGCTACTGCTAATGGTGTACCAGATGAATTTTCAACAGAATTACAAGGTCTTCACAGTGATCATCCTATATTTGGTATACTAAATAATAAATTCGGTCCTGCTGTTGATGGATTATCTTCTCTGGGGCAGTCTATAGGAGATGGATTTGGCAGTGCCTTTGGGGGCATGGTAAGTGCAACAAAGGAAGCATATGCCCATAATGGGCGTTTATTAGATCTAACATTAACTACGGGGATTATGCCGTAAAACTAAGTGGGTGGTCCGCTATAAAATTTTTTAATGGAGAACATTATGTCTATACCAAAATTAATCACACCAAAATATAAGTTAAAACTTCCCTCAACGGGTCAAACAATAACTTATAGACCAATGCTTGTAAAAGAGGAAAAAATTCTTCACATGGGCATAGAAGCACAAGATAGTGCTTCTATGATAGAATCACTAATGACCGTTCTCAATAATTGTATTGAAACAGAAGGTCTTGATTTAAATAACTTACCGGCATTTGATATTGAATATGTCATGATTACTCTTAGATCTAGATCTATTGGTGAAGTAATAACACCACAAAGAGCATGCGAAAAGTGCGATGCACATATACCCATAGAGTGTGATATTGATGATATTAAAGTTGAAACACCAGAAGGTCATAATAACAAAATTCAATTGACTGACGACATTGGTGTTATTATGAGATATCCATCAATTTCTGATATGGATGTTGCAGAAGATACATCAGATGAGGTTAGTGTGGGTATAGGTCTTGCAGTTAAATGCATTGATCAAATTTATACAAAAGATTCTGTTTATAAAGCAAGTGAGTCCAGCAAGGAAGAAATAGAAGAATTTGTAAACAGTCTTACATCATCGCAATTTCAAGAGGTAGTTAAATTTTTTTCTACGATGCCATATTTAAAACTAGATATAGAGGCAAAATGTTTAAAGTGTGGTCACAAAAACGATGTACGAGTTAGAGGGTTAGAAAATTTTTTTGGTTGATGATGTGTCATGATAATTTACAGGCGTTTATTGCATCTAATATGTCATTAATGATTCATCACAAAATTGCATTGACGGAAATAGAAAATATGCTTCCGTGGGAAAGACACATCATGTTGGGGATGATAAAAGATCATGTTGAGGCAATGGCAGCACAACAAAAGCAGAAGTCGGGTTAGGATAACCGGGGGATAAAATGGCAGACGATTTTAAAAAATTATCAAAAGATTTTGGTAAACTTAACAAGGCTATGGAATCATTACAGGCAAGTTCTGATGCCCAGCTGAAAGAACAAAAAAAAGCAATTAACTCGGTGTCAGACCCCATGAATCAGAACCAAAGTGGTTCTGACCCGCAGGCTAAAGCCCTAGCCAAAGTGCAGGAAAAACAAAGTGAGGCTCTGTCTAAACTGGTGGGATATCAATTGGGTACTAGTCCAAAGAAACAGAAAAAAGCACTGGCGAAAAAAGAAAAACTAGAAAATATTGATAGAAAAGCTGCAATAAAAAGAACATCTTCTTTGGGCATTATAGCAGAACTGATGAAAAAAGGGTCCGGAGATAAGAAAAAAGAAGAATCAAAATTAGACAAGATAAGAAAAGAAAGAAAAAAGAAAAGAGAAGAATTTTATAAAGAAGCAAGATCGAATGGCAAAACTGCAAAGCAGGCACTTTCAGAGGCAAGAAGACGAGAGGGTATTCAGAATAAAACTGGCGAATATCAGATAAAATTACAGGAAAGTGCACTACGAAGATCTAAAACTTATCGCAAAATGATGCTTAAAAAAATGGACAAAAGTGAAAAAAAGCAAAGTTTGGCAACAAGATTCATGACACGCCTTTCTATGACTGAAGAGGAAAAAGCAGAAATAAAAAGAGATAAAGCAGAAAAACATAAGGCCTTACTAGATGGTTTGGGTCTGATGTCAGATGAACTTGGCAACGAAATAAGAGACACAAAAGAGAAAAAAACTAGTTTTATTTCGAAGATATTTGGGTGGTTAAAAAAAGGTGCCATGCTTGCTGCAATTGGTGCTCTTTTAGGAGATTGGATTGGTAGTTGGCTGGGAGATAAAATTGATGGTATTTTCGGTGAAAACTCTTGGTTAGGAAGTTTAGTTAGAGACAACGGTTGGTGGATAGGAATTGGTGCACTACTTGCTTTGCCCTTTATCCCCGCGTTAACGGGGGCACTGCTCCCCCTTGGTTTGAAGCTTCTTACCCCCCTTATTGCTCCTCTTTTGGGCATGGTAACACCGCTTCTCGCCGCACTTGCCCCCATAGCAGCCATTGGTGCTCTGCTTGGTGGTGCTGCTTTTTTGGGTTGGATCGCAGGAGATGCTTTGTACAAAAATCTGGTTGGACCATGGATTGATGAATTTTATGCAAGAAAACAACAAGAAGAAGCAATGTTTGACTCTTCTGAGGTCGGTCAGTCTAAAATAACTCTTGAAGGTGGTGGAGAAGAAAATGCATATGTCCTTTCGGAAGAGTTAGCAGCAAAATACAAAGATTTAACTGGTGGGGGTTTAATTGCTGGTGAAACAGTCGCCAGAAAAATAGCAGAAAAAGAAGGTATGGAAGGCGGTCTTGAAGGTGCAGTCGAATCTGGCGACTCTGGACTACGAGCGGCAACTTTTAGAAAAGAATCATCCACTGGTTCTATGATATCGGGAACTGAAACATTTTCCGCAGAATCAGCAAAAAAAGAATCCGAAGAGATGAAGGGAAGGAGTCAGCTTCATGATATGTCGGCTGCAGGAAAATCCGGGATTAATATTTCAATCACTAGCCCCGAAACAGGCGAAGAAACCATTAAACATGTGAGTCAAAAAGAAGGGGAATATGCAAAAATTAAGTTTGACCTCCTGAAAGTAGGAGAAATGGTAAGGGCTGCTGATAACTTAGTTGCTAATGTTATAGGAAAGGGTGTTTATGATGATGCTAGTCTGGACCTAACAGAACAAGGTCTTGAAAAAGAACTGGAGGGTTACAGAAGAAAGACAATACCTAGAATCCAAGGAATCAACAGAGGATTAAAAAAGCTTCCTGAAGGTGACCCATTAATAGCCGATGTAATAAATGCTTATGAAAGACTCAAAAGGCATATGGCCCCCACATCTTGGTCTATTATGGATGGATATCGAAATGAATATGTCGATGAAGCAGGAAGTACCAAAACCCTAGGAATTTATGGCGAAGGCGACAATTTTTATAGTAAAGGTGGTGCCGGTGGTTATTTAAATTATAAAAAATCGCCTACATTCCCCTTGAAGGGTTTATTTAGTGATCCTCTGTGGGATGCATTACCCGGTCCAACTGAATTAGCATCGGGTGGGTTGGTTACAAAACCAATTCATGCTCTTGTTGGAGAAGCAGGACCGGAAGCGGTTATCCCTTTAGATAGAGCAGCCGGTGTTATCGGTTCTGCCTTATCTAAAGCACTCCAATCACCTTCCATGCTGGCTTTAGCCTCTCAACGAAATGCATTAAATGCGGTGAATGATAGTACAGGCACACCGTCCGCCACAAAAACTAATGTTAATATTGTTAACAACCAAAGCAGCAGTAATCATATGAATTTTACCCCATCAGCAACTTCACCGAGTGGTCCCACGTGGATTAAAACACTATGTGATCATTAATACAAGAAAGGGAGGATGGAACAAACCATCCTCCCAGTCTTACTTCGCCACCAGCATATGCCGGTGTTAGCGAAAAATCAGTCCTCAGCGGCGAGTTTCTCAAAATATGAAAGTGCATCTTCACTTTCTTCCGCATTGTTGCTTTCATCTGCAACAGAAGGCGAACTTGCTGCTTCAACACCGGTAGTGGAAGTCTTACTTTCGGAAGAGACATCCATCTCCTCAGCAGTTCGGGCCACGCGGGAACCACCCCCACCTCGACCAAGGACTGTAGTTAAACGAGTGTTCAGCTCGTCATAACTTTTGAATTGATCCGGAGCAATAAATGCTTGCAGTGGGTGCTGTTGCTTCCAGATTGTTTCCAATGCAGCATCATCTCCATCAGCAAGTGCAGACGGTGAATCAAATTCGCTCTTATCATAATTCACAAAACCACCGACCTTGCGGATCTTAATTTTGAAATTTGCACCCTTCCAAAAATCAAATGGATTCACTTCTTCTTCATCTGCAAATTCAGGTTGCATTTTTTCCTGAATCTTGTCAAAGATCTTTTTCCCAAACTTATAAAGGAACACCTTGCCCTCATTGTGAGGATTTTTGGGGTCGCTCACTACGAGGATGTTTGCAATATATTGCAACTTCCGCTTGCGATTTCGTGCAATATCTTTATCAGATTCTACACCACTGTTCCACAGTTTGCTATTTGCTTCGCAGACTGGGCAGGTCAGACCGATGGTGGTTGGGCAGTTTTCAATCATCCATCCACCAACACTCTTAAACCCGTGGTTGAAAATGCGAACGAAAGGTACATCTTCCCCGTCTACTGCAGGAAGGAATCGGACCACAGCAAAGCCGTTGTCCGCCTTGTCTCGTTCTGGCTTCCAAAATCGATCATCTTGGTAGCTTTTAGTGCTTCCGCTGCTAATCTTATTCAGCTCTTCTAGCAGCGATTTGTTAATTCCCGAGTTTTTCTTCATATCATTAAATCCCATCGTTTCGTCTCCTTGTTGTATTGTATGATCCGATGTGTTATACACATTATACCATGGCTGGATATAATGTGTCAATATTTATTATTACAAAGGCAGGCTTCCGCCTTTTGGTAATAGGTTAACATCTTGCCCTTCTTTTCGTATTTTTTCTTTTATTGGCTGGGACAAAAGCCGTGCTCCCACAAAAGGCTCTATCTTAATCTCATCACAAACGTGCAAAACGGCATCAATATAGTTGTCATATGTATCATTTTTTACCAGTTCTTCTATTTTTTTACAAAATTTTGCCGGGTCATTGAGCACGTCCGTGTCTCCTTTGTTCTTAGTATATATACTATAGATATAAAACTGTCAAGGGAGCCATTTTAATGCCATTAGACGATCACATTGTACTGAATCCGGGAACTGGGGGAGCAACTTTAGCTACTGACTATGTGGCTGGCGTACACTACCAGTTAAATCAGCAGGTTTATGGAGCAGGCAGCGGATCAAAAACCATGGTCAACAAAACTGCGGGTGCTGCATATCCAACTACTATTTTAATGCCACCCAACTTTTATGTCCCGGTTGCTGGATCTACTAATGGTCAGACTCCAGTTTTGGTGGCCATTACTGGTGGTTTTACTTTAAGTATTGGATCAATGATTGTGACAGGTGGTACTTTAGACGCAATTGCTTCTGGTGTAACTTGTTATATTAGTAGTACCAACGGTCTTACTATTGGAGTTGTTGGTCATGCCGGTGGAGTTACCCCCGTATCTGTAGCAGCTACCTTCGGTACACTGGATGTTGGTGGTACAGTTGGTATTGGTGCAATTGTACTCCCCGGACCGGCAGGAATAACAGCTGCTCAGCAAACAGTAGGTAATACATGCGTTGGACTGCCAGATAGGACTTTCCAAACTGGATTTAAAGTTAAAAATTATGGTTCGGCAACGGCTTTTGTTGGTCCTACCATGGGTGGGTCTATTACCATGGATGGATATCCACTAGCACAATATGATGAAATCTTTATTGAAGCAACGGGTTCATCAGGTATCTTCACCAGAACAATAACAGGAACAACAGACCTTAGAATATTTGGTTCATGAAAGCAAGACACCGACTAACCAGACGACACCAGCACGATGGCAAGCAAGGCGTAAAGAAAACCGCAGACTTTACCATTGATAGTGATACATTTATGTTTGTTCACACTCCGTACGTAAATTATAATGATGAAACACTATTACTTTTGGGGTCCGGTGGTGATTTTACCGGTGGTGCTCGCCCTGTTTTTAAAGCCGATTTAAGTGATGCGGATAAATGGGGTATCAATACAAACGATACTATTTTATCTGCCACTTTAACAGTGTTTGCAGACAGTATTGCAGGAAGTGCTGGAACCAATGACCCCCACCATGGTGATCCCGACGACTATCCATATTCTTTAACCTTCCCCGGAATACCAGCCAAATTACTAACAGTTGATTTGACGACTTGGAATGAAATTTTACATGGTGGGGATACCCACCGTCGAGCCACCCCCGTATCTTATGCTCCATATCCTGTTGTCGTTTATTCCCATCGACCCGACTCACCAAATCATCCGGCAATCGATAGACTAAACTGGAATAATTATGCTGGTGGTCAAAACTGGACACTGGCAGGTGCAGAAGATACAACCGATGACATTAATGTCAGCGGATATGCTGAATTTGAACTCGGTATTAATCCAAATCTTCCCAACGATCCGGGCGATGATGCCATGTATGAAATAGATGTAACTGAACATGCAAAATATGCTATGTCATCGAGGGATTCAGAATTTTGTGTTCAGATGTATCGAGGAAGTGATGATACTGGTGACAACAATGAAAATCTGACAAGACTTTATTCAGTTAATCATGTTTGGGACGAATTCCGACCGAAATTAACGATTACTTACTTAGATCGATCCTGATTCTTCTTTAAATCGATCGATTTTATCTTTAAGAAGAGGAACAAATTCCATACTATTTCTAGTAAAGAATTTTTTCTTTCCATCTTCTGAAACCATCATAATTGCAATTTTAGGGACAGGAATCCCCGTTCTCTCCTGCCACATGATGGCATAGGCAGTTGCTTGACACCAGTATTCGGTTAGCCATTTTTCCGGTTTAATCTTTTGACTAGTTTTAAAATCAATGATGCAAAGTTCGCCATTCAAAATACCAACACAGTCTGTTCTTCCAGCAAGTTCAAGTGTATCACTATAAAGTGGTATTTCAACACCAACTATTTCATCTAATGTGTCAATCATCGATGTGAGATTAGAATACATTTCATTAATGGTTTTGTCTTCGCTAGAAGGGCAAATGCCATTTTTACAATATTCTTCAGCCATTTCGTGAACAGCTGTTCCACGATTCAGAATATTTTTTGATTTATTGGGGTTGTTTTTTCGCCATTCTTTGAAAAACTCTCGTTTATCCCAGTTAATGACGGTTGTTGTGCTATAGTATTTTTTTCCATCCGGTGTGATGTAATACCTATAGTCTTCTCCTGTAATACATTTTAAATCGCATAATGTAATATTATCACTTATTTCACTCATATTATTAACTCCTAGTACATTCCAAAATCTTTTGTATCTGATTTTGCACATTTGCTGCTCGGTCTGGCCAGTAAAGATATTCCTGATCCGCATTTTTAGTTAGGTTAATTAATAGCGGTAGCACAAGTTTTTCCACACCAACTAGTTTTTCCTGATATTGGGCATTTAAAACAGATTTTCTTTCTTCTACTTCATCAATAACGGCTCTTATGCCTTCACTTTGATCCTGAATCGCCCTTGATAGTTCATCAGTTTCCATAGATACAATATTATCCACTTTTTCCTCAAGTCTCTGTAAATCTACTCTCAGATCTATCGATTGGTCCTCCCCTGTACTAGAGAGTTTGAGAAGGATTGCATCTATTTTTGACTCGACCTGAGATATAGAAGAGGCTACAGATGAAGAAACCTCACCAGCAACTTCGCGAGAAATGTCTTCTTCCACTTGATGCTGTCTATCAAATTCATCAGCATCAACTGTAGTAAAACCAAAGTCCTGAGACATGTATTCTTGTGGAATTTCGTAATTAAACTGTGCCATTTGTATCTCCTTGGTTATTTATATTAGGCGATATTCACGAGTTCAAATTTTCCATCAACCGGTTTCCACCAGTTAAACTGAAGGCTTAGTCTTCCGCAATTCATATCATCCAGTTTTTCTTTTTCTTTCGAAAGTAAACTAATTACACTATCATAGTCAAGTCTTGACTGGTGGATTCTTTTGATCTGGTATTCACTGATGCCTTGTCTATCACTTATTCTTTTTATCTGCTCTTCTTTTGTTATATCTAACATATGAAGTTGAAGTTGAATTTCCCGGACAGAGGCAGGTAGTTTTTTTAAAATGTTTATTCCTGTTATAACTTGATCGCCATTTCTAGGAAATCCGTCAGAAACTAAAGGGACTTGCAGGTCTTCTGACAAAAGGCAAAGATTTTTATATGTAGAATAGACCAGCGGGTTTGCGGACTCCCACGCGTTTTTGTTGTGTTGAGAGTCCACAATGCCCGACTGGTCCAGCATCTTTCGAAGAAGCGACCCCACGGAGAAGTAAATGCATTTAAAATCCTCTCCAAACTGCTGTTTGATAAAGGTAGATTTACCGGATCCTGCTTGTCCTAGAATGCTGTGCTGAATCACAGAACGTTCTCCGGTTGCCCTTCCCACAAAAACAATTGTTCTATATTTTCATTGGGAACATGCAGGTCTTGCATATCTTCAAGTTCTGCACCGGTTCCAAGAAGACGAAGAGTACAACCATAATCGCTTAGGATAGACCCAATATAATCAACCATTGAATCTCTATTTTCTCCCTCAGGATAATAATTAACGAAATTAAGGAAAGCATAATCTGGACGAATATACTCGCAGAATTTCCGGGTTTGTGTCTCTGAGAAAGTGAACACACGCCGAATTCTCTTGGTGACAGTGGTTTTCTCTTCTACCTCATAACCACACATTTCAGAGACTTCTTTCCAGTTAAGTTCTTTTTGGTCACTGTAGAAAGGACCACTAGTATTCTTGGTGGAACCGACTCTGATCGGAAGGGTTCGCATGCAGGCAATAATAGAACCGACGCTTTTTAAAGGAATACCACAGTTATCAATCATTGTACCAACCAAACAATCGCGTGAAGTGGTGTGTGGATAGGAGTGTCCGCAGTTGAGGCTGAGATCAAACCCCTGCGAGCCCTCTGCCAGTGCCGCCTCTTCTCCCGACCTAATTCCTTCTCTGAGAATTTGATGGGTGTCGCCGATGAGATGTTTAACTTTTTCGCAATCTTTTGCGAGGTTTGCTTCTCCTCGTCGCCAGATTTTCTTAGTCATAGCAGCACAACCACCTTGACCAGTAGAAGCAATTCCATCAACCAGTGTAGATTCTTCGGTGATGTCTTCTGTTGTTACAATAGTTGCCATAGGATGAATAAAAACCGTGGGGTATTCACCAGTTTCATTCTTCACCATTTCCATTTCGTACTCTAACAAATCGACCCGGATTGCGGCATGGGGACCAAGTAAAGTTGTCACACCCGGAAACACAGCACCAACGGGGAGAACTTTAAAAATAAAATCTTTGCCATTTTTTGTATAAGTATGTCCAGCATTGGGCATATTATTACTAATAGCATATTTAAGATTTGGATTTTTTTCATAAAGATAACCAGCAAGTTTTCCCTTGCCGGTACTTCCCCACTGAGCATCAATTAAAAAACTAACCTTGCCACTTTCAATCATATTCATGTTCTCCTTGTCATGATGTAAAAAATAGGTACATTATTTATTAGTGTAAGTGCTTATCACGCAATTTTTTCTCGGCGGATGTACCTTTGATACCCGGCGCATCAACCATTTTTGCCACTGTTTCCTGCCATCCGCTGACATTATGTTTTCCTACCCCACGATGTCCAAATTCAATCCCACATGCGGGAGCGACACTAAGATGTCTATAAACACTGCCTCTTTTGGCATCGCATTTGGGGCATTTTTTGTTGGTTGGAATAAGACAGTCTTTGATTTTTCTAGTTTCTTCCCAGATTTCTTTACATTCAGTGCATGCATATTCGTAAATTGGCATATCAATTCAGCTCCCGGATTTCTCTTACAAATTCGGTCGGTATTTTATTCAAAGAAGAACATTCTTCGACACCAACAGTTGAAATTAAAGAAACATGGTTATCGCCTCTAAATAAAACATAACCAACAGTCCGCATTTCTTTTGGTTCGGACTTGGCAGTTTCCATCATTTCTTCAAGGCAGTTCCACCCGACATCACCATGTTCCTCGGCATCAACCCAGATAACTTCTACCAAGGGGAGTGGTTTAACCATGGGTTTCTTTACTGGTGGTTTTTTCTTTGGGGTCACTTTTCGTTCCATAGTATTATTTATATAAAATAAGGGAGAAGGGGTATTATCCCCTCCTCCCTACATGATTGTTTATTCAATTGTCAAAACTATTTCGTGCAAACGAAATTGTAGATTTTTTCTGCCTCTTCCAAAATTTCACTATTGGACGGGACGGAAGGTCTTTTTTCTACTGGGCAATTACCCATGGCAGAACGGTCATCTTCCGAAGCAAATGTCCAATTGGTCCAAACTTCGTGATCGCTGTGAAAGCGGTCCATTAAATTCGACCGTGCTTCTTGATAAACCTCAAAACGCAAACTGTAGGGTGTTCCACTCATCATATTTCTCCTTGTGTGTGATGTTGTGAAAAGAACAAAAAAATGAGATCAGGAGGGTTTCCCCTCCGTCACCCGGTGAAATCTCGTTCCCTGGCCACGACTTCATTCATTGCCGGTGGGACTCAGCACGTATGCTGTTGGCGTTCCCACAACTGGTTGGAGGCCAGGGTCTTTCATAACAAAGAAGGACCGATCAGCAGACGGTCGTCAGACGCTTAGCATTGCCCTGAGGGACAAAACGCTTGCCAGTGCGATCAAACTGGAAAGTCCGGTCGCCGGGATGGGTGTCAACCATCGAATAGGTGGTAGCACCATTGAGGCGACCGCTATTCTCTGTGATGACGATTTCCCAGTTGCCGTACTTCTCAACGAGGTTGGAAATAATCGACATAACACGCTTCGGGTGCTTAATTCCGAATTGTGCACGAATCTGTGATTCGCTGATGGTGTTGCCCGTGTTGTACAGGTAGTTGACAAGCTGACGGGTCTTCGATACGGGGGACATTGGCATTTTCATGCTCTCCAAAAAATCCGGACTCACTTCATTATCTCAGATCCGGTCCGGTTAGGATCTTCGATTCAGGGGGATTCTTTCCCCACTTGTGTAACACATTATACCATGGCTGAAGGTATTTTGTCAACCATTATTTTAGGCTGGAATTATCTTGTTTTAGGCTGCGCATTTCGGAGGCTGAAATACGGCGGTCCTTTTTACGGGAAAACGTGCCACCCCATGTTTTGGCATGGGGCCTGCTGTAACAGCCTTCTCCATCCATGCGACGAGGAAATCTTGGGGATTTTTTATTATTTTGATTCATTTTTTTCATAATAAAGGCACTAATTTAAAAATTACTTGCCGCCGCCACTTTCAAAGGCGAGTCCAGCACCAGTGGTACCCAGTGCATAATCTGCTAGCACGAACATACCGGGGTTAAAATCAAATTGGGCGCCTTTATTAAGGATTAAATATCCTTCTTGTGTATTGCCTCTATCAGCACCAATTCTGAATCCTTGATATGATCCATTTGTTGGATGATATGATTTTACTAGAGCATTTGCATTTATCATTCCATCAACAACACAGATCTTCTCGGTGGGACCAACATCCTCTGAAACCGTCAGTGTACCACTTTGGAAGTTATGATTATCAATCGTTGCACCACAACGTAATTCTAGAATTGCAGAAAGTGTACTGCCATTCGCCCATGGTATATCCGGATCCCATCCTTGATTAATCTGACCAATATGAATTCTATTCTCCCCACATGAGGTATTTCCAGATGGTGCATCTAAAATAAGTGTATTTGCGGCAGACGAACCCTCAGACGCATAAGGGAAATAACTTAATCGTTCAATATTTGCTCCAATAACAATCTTGTCATTTATAAAATCACCGGCGGTGATATTTACACGCCGAATCTGGTTTAAATTCCCCCCAGTGGTTCCGGTACAGTTCCCTAAGTAAACATACGGTGCAACATCGCCACCAACGTCAAATCTAAACCCAAAGGTACAACCAATTAATATGGCCCATCCCTGCAATCCATTGCAATCGCTGTCTACTGTACAATCATAATTGCTATTAATAATTGAGTTCCGTAGATGAACTTGTGCCGTGCCTTTATGTTTAAGCATATCGAATTCAGAATTAAATAAATGTACTCCACTCGGTGGGGTGTTTGCTCGCCGCCAGTGTGTGGACCATTCAAGAGAATTAACCATCAGTACCTGCCGATCCGTACTCGCAACACCAAAAGATCCACCACCAGATGTTGGTCCGCCCATCCCAATGTGCCACGTGGCTGGATAATCTGGTTTAATAAACATTATCAAGGAATTACCCGATGCACCAGAGCCAGATTCCCCAGTTGCACCGAGCCAATGTCCGTTAGTATATCCACCCCACGAAAGTGTAACATCAGGACCATTTTTTTGGATTCCGATATCAGTGGTATTATATGAATCAAGTATTACAACATCATTTCCTCTTGGAAATCGATCTGCTACTTTGTACCAATAGCCGCTCGGTTCGGTGGCGCCGGTATAACCACTACTAATACCACTTATTTTTTCATACCAGTTGGGTGCATAATTCCAGTATCCGCCTGTGAAACCGGGGCCAGTGCCTGCACCAACTGGCCAAGTGCTTCCCTTCCATAAGAATGTATTAATTTCATTAGATGCCATTGGTGTTATCTCTCCCTAATGTGGGGTATTGTTCGAATTATTTATAAAGAGAAAATAATGGGGACGGTGGGACTCGAACCCACGACCACCGGTTTAAAAGACCGGTGCTCTACCTGCTGAGCTACGTCCCCGAAGGAACGATCAATTGTCTTTGTATTTGTCCTCAATAGACATAGGGAGCAATTTACGTAAACAAATCATGACGTGTGATAAATCGTCATGATCCGCTTTATCCAAAAGATATTTTTCATATGTTTTTACTGCCGCTTCACTCACATCAATTAAATCCAGTAGCCATTGTGTTTTATCTTTTGGTTCTTGCCAGTTATCTTTATCATTCTTCCGTGACACAGCACAAGATCTCCCGATATTTTTCTATGGTATTTATAAAACTACCATTCAAGAAGCAGTTTTCGAACATCTCCTGCCACATACCATTCCGATATGCCATCCCCATAGTTAACTTTCACTTTGGAAACTTCTCCAGATTCTTTAGTGATATCGGATATTGTTCCCATTTTTAAATCACCAATAACAGAAACTTTGTCTCCTACCGAAAAATTTCGTGTGTCACTCATACCTTAGGTACTCCGGTCAATTGTTCATATGAAACAATTTTGTTAATAGGGATGACCTTCCATCCAATATCTCGCATGCTCCAAACGATAATATCGTTTTGGTTGAATTCAAGATCAACCCAGTCTTTTTCTTTAGAATTATCCATATGGAACCGCCTAAGAGTGCATGCGATATCTTCTTCGATTCCATCATTATTTATGTAGTGGACTTCGCAAATACCAGATAAAAGAGATTTGGAAAGGATACCACGAGTAAATTTTGAGATTGGTGTTAAATCTTGTTTCATGGAGTTAATACTCTAGATTCAACATATTCACAGTAACTGCAGGTTTTTCCATAGCTGTTTTGAAAGTTAAAACATTCATTTAAACAACTACCACTACATGTGTAATGGATATCTGCACCATATAGTTCTGCAGCCGTATTACATGCAGTGATATTAGATTTTGCCTGCCCCCGAATGTGTAAATGAAGATCTAAATCAGAATCCATGAAATCCTCACGTGAACCAACCAGTTCAAGATATTTTCCCTCACAAAAAGATGCTCTGGTTTTCTTATCCGGAAACGTATAGACAACTCTATATTCTGGGATTATCTTATCAAGAGGCATAATCTGACTCACCATCAGTCATAATACTGGCACATTCACCAATATAACTAGCAAGAAATTCAACTTCACTACTGGCAAACATATCTACCGGGTATTTTTCAAGAAGAATTTTAACAATACCCATACCCTCAAACAGCACCTCAGGTCTGTTTCCAAGATCGTACTGATATACGTTCCAATGTTGTGATGCCAAATGTAATCCATCACTAATCATGCAAGTCGTCATTTAATGTCTCCTTTGTCCTGATATAACCGAATTATATAACTGTCTTCAGAATCGTGAAGGTGTCCGCTGATGCCTGTTGTGCGTGCAACAGCAGCATATTCCTCATATCCAACCTGTTTCCAGTCCCCACCAAGATCCAATTCAACGGGTTCATTGCAAAAAAAATCTGGATCTTCTACAATATTTTCGAATCTTGCCTTAGCAGACTCGAATTTATCGGGTGTTTCCCAAATCCAATGACGGAAACCGTATTCTTCCTCAATGGGAATAACTGTCATTACTTGTTTTCCTTCATGTGTGTATTGTAACATGGCTAAAAACCTTCTGTCAATCCCTGTGGTCCAACGCCGAAGTGATCATCCATACACCGGTGATCAATATACCAAGAAATCCAATAACCAAAATCCACTCATACCACATTTTTAACTCCAATTTAATTTTTGTCAGCAAAGGCTAGATAAAATAGCCACAATCCCAAACTAATAGATGCAAGAAGTCCAATGTAAATAAACCACTCATACATTTTCTAACTCCTGAATCTGTATCATTATATTTTCAACCTCAACGGGATCAGCACACACAATAACATCGGATGTTATGGGAGTATTATAACAAATATCCCATGCCTGATCAT